CAAAGAAGACAGTAAATCTAAACTAGTCAGCGTTAATCCAGTGGACATTTTAACAGCAGAGCAGTTATGGGTGTACAATGTTAAAACACGTAAACTAGGTCGCTATGTTGCTGACCCGCATCAAACAATGTTAAGTGTTAAAGGTACAAGTATCATAGGATACGATGAAAATCAAAGTGTACAAAAAACTCTACGTAAACCAGAACAGCAGTTAAAAGACTTTTTAGGTTCTAACAAAGTACAACTGCGTAAGTTTTTAGAAAATATCAAAACAACAGATACTAAACTTACTGGACGTATTAACACTGACACTATATTATTAAAAGTTTTATAGTTCAATTAGCATAAATACTAGAAACAAAGGTATTTAACTAATGGCTACAATTAAACCAAATCTATCAGCAACACTATCTGTAACAACAGACAGCCTATATGACCAACCCACGGGTACTGGCCCAGGTCCTATAGCATTTGATGATAGTGGACTACCTACAGAAATTACTAAGAAAAACGAAATTATTGAATATATTCGTTTAAGACTAGGTGATCAAATTGTTGATGTTGAAGCAGACAAAGAACACTTTGACATGGGTATCAAACAAGCATTTCAGCGTTATAGACAACGCAGTTCAAATGCTGTTGAAGAAAGTTATGCCTTTTTAGACATTTATCCAGAAACTCAAGAATACATACTTCCTACAGAAATCATTGATATTAGAAAAGTATTTAGACGTGGCATTGGTTCAGTAACAGGTACAACTGCTAGTCAGTTTGAACCATTTGCTTCAGGCTACTTAAACACCTATATGCTAGTAGCAGGACGTGTTGGCGGACTTGTAAACTACGAATTGTTTACAGGTTATCAAGAACTTGCTATGCGTATGTTTGGTGGACACATGAATTTTACATGGAACAAGGTTAGTAAAAAACTAACACTAGTTCGTAAGCAACCATGGCAAGGTGAAAACTCAAGCGAAACAGAATCTGTATTGCTATGGACATATAATTATAAACCAAACGTAATGTTATTAAATGACCCTCAGGTATATCCATGGATACAAGACTATGCCTATGCTTTAGTCATGATATCAATTGGTCAAGCACGTGAAAAATTTGCTAGTATTGCTGGTCCACAAGGCGGCACAGCACTCAATGGTACAGCACTAAAAACAGAAGGCTTTACTCTATTAGATAAATTAGATCAAGAAATTTCAACATATATGGATGGTGGTGCACCTTTAACCTGGACTATTGGTTAATCAACTGTTGACTTTCTCGCTGTTTTTCTAATATAATATAATTTGTTCAACGGGAGTTTCAATGTCAAAAATCATAGGTATCTGCGGTTTCATGGGCAGTGGTAAAGACACCATTGCTGATTATCTAGTTAACGTTCACGGATTTAAAAGAGAAAGTTTTGCCAACAGCCTTAAAGATGCTGTTGCGACCACATTCAATTGGGATCGTGAAATGTTAGAAGGACGATCAAAGCAGAGCCGTTTGTGGCGAGAACAAGTAGATGCGTGGTGGGCTAAACGCTTAGATATGCCTAATCTTACTCCTAGGTGGGTACTACAATACTTTGGTACAGAAGTAGTCCGTAACGGATTCCATGATGACATGTGGATTGCGAGTTTAGAAAACAGGCTAGCACAATCAACAGACGACATAGTAATTACAGACTGTCGTTTCCCTAATGAACTAAAAGCAATACGTGCCGCTGGTGGACAATGCGTCAGAGTTAAACGTGGTCCTGAACCAGACTGGTATGATGCGGCTGTACAATACAATAAAGGACCTAAGCGTAACATGACTTGGGCTCTAAGTAGAGGACAACTAGAGAATAAAGGTATACATCCAAGTGAATATTCATGGGTAGGACAAGAGTTTGATTGTATATTTGAAAATGATGATACTCTAGATAGTTTATATACTAAAGTTGAAACATTCTTTGGCTTTACTGATCAGGAACAAGATCTCCTTGTATCCAGCCAAGATTCTGTTTTGAAACCTCAATTTGACAATTAGTACATATAGTTTTTAAATTACTGATACTGTTGTTTTTAAGATTTCCATCTACATAATAAACAGATAACTGTTCCTTATATCTAGCCTTAAATCCACACTTTTCACATACTTCTTTTTTTCTGTATCCAACCCTGAGCCAAGCAGGTTTAAAAGGGCGTTTGTGTTGCCCTTTCCTTATACAACTATCACAATAACTGCGGTATCTACGCTGGCCTTTTACGATATAATTCACCGCGGCAGGCCTGTGTTTACACGCTTTACATAAGGGTCTATTCTGCATTTAAAGTATTTATAATATAATACCTTTCAAAGGGCAGTTAACTAGTGCAATTTTAGACATAATTTATAAATAGTTATAACGCATTAAAATTAAGATGATACACAAAAGGAATAAAGACCATGGCTTTAACATCACCAGGAGTAGAAGTAACCGTAATTGACGAGAGTCAATATACGCCTACCGCAGTTGGTACAGTTGCGTATATCCTACTTGCTACTGCACAAGACAAAACAAACCCAAGCGGTAGTACTGCTAGTGGTACTACAATGACTAATGCTGAAAAATTAGTTACACTTTCAAGTCAACGTGAATTAACAAGTTTATTTGGCACACCAACATTCCAAACTAACGCATCAGGTAATCCAATACATGGTGACGAAAGAAACGAATATGGGTTACACGCGGCTTACAGTGCATTAGGTGTTGCTAACAGAGTTATTGTACAACGTGCTAATATTGACCTAGCACAGTTAGCAGGATCAAGCATTAGACCAACAGGCGAAGCAACAGATGGCGCACACTGGTTAGACTTATCTAGTACTAACTGGGGTGTATATGAGTGGGAAGAGGAAGAAGGCTTCGTACTTAAGACACCAACTATTATTAACAATTCAGACAATGTTTCAGCAGGTGCACCAAAAACATCAGTAGGTTCAGTTGGTAACTATGCAGTTGTAACAACAAGTACAAGTAATCCTATCTACTACAAAAAATATGACAATACATGGGTATTAGTAGGTAGTGAAGATTGGCAATCATCACAAGTAGCACTTAGAGGCACTGCTTCTAATCCTGCAACACTTGCTATTGGACAACTGATGCGTATTAACACAACAAACGTTGTAATGACAGGCACTACAGTAACACAAGCGGCCGCAGATGTTAATGCCGCAAGTATTCAAGGTGTTACAGCAACAGCAAGTGCCGCTGGTCAGTTAGAAATTAGAATTGATGCTACATCAGCAATTTCAGGTAACACATCAGTACCAACAGGTACAGCAATTATTCAAACACCACTAAGTGGAACAGACTGTGCTGAGATTTTAGGCTTATTAGCATCAGGTGAAGTAAGCAAAACAATCAACGCACCAGCAGTACACTATGGTGGCTATACTAATCCGCCTGCTTGGAAGTCAACAGACACAACACCAAGACCAGATGGCAGTATATGGTTAAAAACAACTACAAAAGGCAATGGTGCTAATCACGGTATTAAAAAATACAGTTCAGCAACAGGTACATGGAACTTATTAACTGCTCCATTGTATGCTAGTGACTCAGCCGCAATTGGTGCATTAGATCCAACAGGTGGCGGTACACAAATTGCACAAGGTACTGTGTATGTTAAGTATGACGTTACACAAGACGGTGATGACTTACCACAATTAACATTTAAACCATATGTTAAAAACGTTGTAGGCGCATTAAAAATTACAGGTACTGTACCTAGTTCACCATTAACATTTGTAACAAATGATACATTCACAATGACAGTAAGTGTTCCTGGTTCAGCAGATACATCAGCAACAATAACACTAACAGGCACAACTTCAGCAGATTTTGTTGAAGCAGTTCAAACAGCAAGTCTGCAAAATATTGCGGCCGCTATTGAATCAAGTGGTGCTATTAGTATTAGTCACTTAGCAGGTGGTACAATTCAGTTTGACGTTGGTACAGGTACTCCATTAGCAACTGCTGGTTTAACAACAGCAACTAATGTACAATCACTCATTACAAACGTAAGATGGTTAGCAAGTCCATTTGGTGCATTAACTTATGTTCCAGATACAACTGCACCGTTTAGCGATCCAGCAAAAGGCCAATTATGGTACTACAATGATGCAACAGAAGTTGATATCATGGTACATGATGGTTCAGGTTGGAAAGGTTACAAAAACGTAACTAACGATGCACGTGGTATGAACTTATCATTAACTGATCCAAACGGTCCTATTATTTCAGCAAGTGAACCTGTTCAACAGTCAGATGGCACAGCACTTGTACAAGGTGACTTATGGATTGATTCAGGTGAGTTGTTAAACTATCCAAAAATTTATCGCTACACAACAGCATTTGGCGGTGCAAGTTCAAGTTGGGTATTGATTGACAATACAGACCAACTTAGTTCAGATGGTATTCTGTTTGCAGATGCACGTTGGGCAACTAACGGTACAACAGATCCAGTAACTGACGCTTTCCCAGCAATTACTGATTTAGATGATAGTGATTATATTGATCAAGATTGTCCAGACTATCAACTATATCCAAGAGGTGTATTGTTATGGAACACACGTCGTTCAGGTTATAACGTAAAACGTTTTGAACCTACATGGCACGCTGATGCTACTAACCCTCCAACACAACTTGGTGCTTGGGTTTCACAAAGTGGCTTAGATGCAGACGGTGTACCATATATGGGTCCAAGAGCACAACGTAACACAGTTGTTGAAGCACTTAAATCTGCTGTTGCATCAAGTACAGATTTGCGTGAAGAACAAGTTGAATTTAACTTAATGGCATGTCCTGGTTATCCAGAACTAATGCAAAACATGATTACTTTAAATAATGATCGTAAAAATACAGCGTTCATTATTGGTGATTCACCAGTACAGCAATCATCAAGTTCAACTTCATTAACAGCATGGGCTCAAAACACAGCACTTGCTACTGACAACAGTTTAGATGGACTTGTAAGTTACAGTGAATACCTAGGTGTTTACTATCCAGCAGGTTTATCAACAAGTTTAGCAGGTGACACAGTTGTAGTTCCAAGTTCACATATGATGTTAAGAACTTACATTAGAAGTGACAACGTATCGTTCCCATGGTTTGCACCAGCAGGTGTAAGACGTGGTGTTATTGATAACGCTACTGCAATTGGTTGGGTTGATGAAAATGACGCTTCAACATTTAAGAGTATTGGTGTAACTAACTCATTACGTGATATCTTGTATGAGAACAAGGTTAACCCAATTACAGTTTTACCAGGCTCAGGTATTGTTGCTTATGGTCAAAAGACTAGAGCAAGCCAAACATCAGCAATGGATCGTGTTAACGTGGCACGTTTAGTTGCTTACTTGAGATTGGTACTTGATAAAGTTGCAAGACCATTTATATTTGAACCAAATGATACAATTACTCGTAACCAAGTAAAACAAGCATTTGAACAAGTATTAAATGACATTCTTGCTAAACGTGGTATCACTGACTATCTAGTTGTTTGTGATGAAACAAACAACACTTCAGATCGTATTGCTAGAAACGAACTTTATGTAGATATTGCTATTGAACCAACAAGAGCAATTGAGTTTGTTTATATTCCAGTACGTTTGAAAAACCCAGGTGATATAGCGGCAGGTAATTAATAAAGTACGTATATAATTGGGAGAAGAAATTCTCCCAATGGCGTACCAAAAATAGGTAAATACTATAAAGTATAAAGGATTAATAAAATGGCTGTTTCATCATTAAACAAATTTACGGTACCGTTAAGTACAAACCAAAGTGCTAGTTCACAAGGTTTGTTAATGCCAAAATTAAAGTTTCGCTTTCGTGTTACTTTAGAAAACTTTGGTATTAGTCAACCAACAACGGAAATGACCAAGCAAGTTATGGACTTTACTCGTCCACAGGTTGCTTTTAACCAAATTGAAATACCTATTTACAACAGTCGTGTTTACCTAGCAGGTCGTCCAGAATGGCAAGCATCAACAATCCAGTTCCGTGATGACGCAGGTGGTCAAGTTGCTAAACTTGTTGGTGAGCAAGTTCAGAAACAGTTTGACTTCATGGAGCAAAGTGGTGCGGCGGCAGGTATTGATTATAAATTCATTACACGTTGCGAAATCTTAGATGGTGGTAACGGTGCTAACGAAGCAACAGTATTAGAAACTTGGGAAATGTACGGTTGCTACTTACAAGACATTAACTACAATAACGTTGATTATAGTACTAATGATCCTGTAACAATCACAGCACAAATTAGATACGACAACGCTGTACAAACACCAATTGGTACTGGTTTAGGTACATCAGTAGGTGAAGCGTTAGTTAGATCAGTAGCAGGTGTAGGTGCTATCACTGGCTAATTAACAACAGTAATTTAAAAAAGCCTGGCTTAAACCCCAGGCTTTTTTTATGGATAAATACTTAAAACGGATATTTAATTATATGGCAGGCTTATTTTCTAACTTTTTTCAACAAGCATTAACAGGTCCTAACCTACGTGACTATCGCCATGGCCAACGTACCTTTGTTGACAGTTTATATAGATTAAGTCCAAAGTATACACATTTATTTCATGTGTACTTTGATCTAAATCCTAGCGTGGCTTCAGTAACACAGAATGAGCAAATTGAAATAGGTATGATGGCTAAAACAGCAGACTTACCTAAATTCAGTATTACACAAAAAACATATAATGCCTACAATAGAAAAAACATAGCACAAGATAAAATTAACTATGATCCTGTAAGATTTACCTTACACGACGATTCAGCAGATGTTGTTAGAAACTTTTGGTATGACTACTATTCATACTACTATAGAGATGCAGACTATTCAGAAGAAATGTATAGAATGCAACACAAATATAGTCTAAGACAACAAAAGGGATGGGGTTTTTCTCCTAAGGCTGATAGTCCTTATCTGACAGCAATTAGAATTTATAGTTTACATCAGAAACAATTTAGTGCTTATAACTTGATTAATCCTATCATTACTGATTTTGCTCATGGCCAACATCAGCAAGGATCTAATGATGTAATGCAACATGAAATGACCATAGCCTATGAAGCAGTTCAATATGCGTACGGCACTGTAAGTAACGGCACAGTCCAAGGCTTTAATGTTATGCACTATGATAACACACCAAGTCCTTTAAGTTCACTAGGTGGCGGAACAAGAAGTATTTTAGGTCCAGGTGGCTTAGTTGATACAATTGGTGGCACACTGACTAATCTTAACCAAGGCAATTATCTAGGTGCGGCCTTTACAGCACTAAGAGGTGCTCAAACTTGGAAAGGTGCTGACCTTAAAGAAATAGCAACTGGCGAAGCACTTCAAGTTGGTCAAAACATACTTAGAGGATCAAATCCTACTAGTCAATTCTTTGTTCCAACTGCTAGTTCTGTGAACGCATCACAATCAAGAGCAATACCTAGACAAGGTGGCGGACAATCAAATCAAAATGGTATTCCAAACATGGGATCAAGTTTATCAAGTTTAACGAATTTGTTTAGATAGAGAATAATATGGCAGACGTTACTACAACAGGAAATTTACCTCAAGAACAAATAGATGAAACCTCCTCGTTCTTTAATAACTATTTTAGAGACCCAATAAGTGCCTCTCAGTTTACCAATGATGCTGTAGTAGGCTTTTTTGAAAATTATACTAAAAATAAAGATACTGCTAAAGTACTTGCGGCCGCAATATTACGGACAGCAGATGCACAAGGAATAGATCCAATGACGTTGGTACAAGAGTTCCAACAGTTGCAAGGACAAGAACTCAACGCTTACTTAACTTTTATTTTAAATCTTAATAGAATAGGCACAAGTCTATTAGGTATTTCAAACAATCCACAGCAGAGTCAATACATAATCCGTTCAATACTTCCTTAATGTCATGGCCAAATACGCACAAGGAAAATATCAAGTAAAAAATCTAGACAAGTTTGTAGGTAAACGACTACCTACATATCGTTCAAGTTGGGAGTTTGCTTTCTGTAATTTCTGTGATAACAATCCAAGTGTTATACAATGGTCAAGTGAAGGACTAAAAATACCTTATAAGAATCCAGTAACTGGTAAACAAACAGTATATGTACCAGACTTCCTAATAATGTATCAAGACAAAAATGAAAGAAAGCATACAGAACTGATTGAAATTAAACCAAGCACACAGGTCACAATGGAAACAGCACGATCAGTTAAAGACAAGTATGCTGTTGCTATTAATTTTGCTAAATGGGCCGCGGCTGATGCCTGGTGTAAAGCAAATGGAATTACATTCAGAGTAGTCACTGAATTTGATATCTTTAAAAATACTAAGCGGTAAGATATAAGCGGTAAATAATTTACTATGACAAAAAAACTAGAAGAATTATTTAATTTGCCTGATGCAGAGGAAAATACGGAAAACAATGACACCGAAAGTACTGCTAAGGCAACTACATCTATAGAAGAAAATCGTGCATTAATTCAAGAAGTTGATGCCGCCATTGATAAGATTGATGCCGCCTTACCAGGTGTTAGAGATTTAGATTCAAGTGACCAAGAACTTGATGAATTAAGTGCGTTAGCAAAAGAAAAGTTTCAGGATCTGATTGATCTAGGTATGAATGTAGAAGCACGTTATAGTGGACATATCTTAGCAACAGCAGGAACCTTGCTAGGACATGCTATCACAGCAAAAGAAGCAAAACTTAAAAAGAAATTACAAATGGTTGATCTACAACTTAAAAAAGCAAGACTAGATCATCAAACAAAACAGTCTGATGGTGAAAAACTAATTGATGCTGAAGATGGCCAAGGAGTAATACTTGATCGTAATGAGTTATTGAAGCAGATTCTAGGTAATAAAGACAAGTAAAAAACCTAGTTTTAGCATAAATAACAATAAGGAACAAAAATATGAAAACATTTATAGAATATTTACAAGAAAGTCAAAAAACTTACGAATGGAAAATTAAGATTGCCAACAGTGATCCAAATGAATGTATGGATTGCCTAGAAGCATGTCTTGAAGGTTATCATTTAGACAGTATTACAAAACCTAAATCATTACCAATTACAGAAAGTCACATTGATTTTCCAAGTATGAAATCACCTGAAGTGTGGGTACTAGAGGCTGTGTTAAAATATCCTGTAATGGCTGATCAACTTAGAGCACTTATTGCTGAAAGAACAGACATTCCACAAAGTAACATAGTAGTTACTCCACAAAATCATCCAGAAGAACTTTGGAGAAACGGTGAAGGCGAACTTAAAGAATACAAACAAGGTGAAGCAGTACTAGACAAAGAATATGATGCATCTACTAAAGAACAACAAGACGCTAGTAAAGCCTATGCAGAGCGTACTCCTTTATTAAAAGAACTTTCAACTCCTAAAGTTGAAGCAGAAGGAAAAGACGACACTCCAGAAGGCAATGCTGGTAAAACATTAAATGACGTACCTGAAGGAACAGACAGTCCAGTAGGTAGTAAACAAAACGCTATTCCAAAAGCAAAATAAGGATCCTCGCAATGAGTAACAACATTTATGATATTATGGCTAAATTAAACAGTTTAACTACTGAGCCAAAACAAAAAGAAACGCAAGAAGAAACTGTATATGAAAATGTAGAGCCACGTGGCAGTATCATTGAAGCAGTTAAATCTCTTGCTAAAAAATATGAAGATTTTGTTACTGATGAAAACCAACAGTTAGACGAAAGACAATTTAGTGATAAGAAAACTTTTGACCAACTTGCGGAGCCGGGCGATACTTATAAAACTGCGGATGGCGGTACAGTCACAAAGACTGAAAAAGGTATCAAACACTCAGCACCAAGCGGTAAGTATGGTGCAGGCCCGGAAGACGACAAAGATGAACTTGACGAGAACACGTCTGAAAATACATTAGAGGAAAACAAGGAACTTCGTAACCATCCAATATACACTAAAGAAGAAGCCTGGGATCACTATCAGAAAGAACTAGCAGAACAAGAAACAGAAGAAACAGTTGACATTGAAGATGAACTCAATGAAATTAGTCGTCTAGCAGGTCTAGCAGAGAAAGTTGGTGGCAACAAATCACATGACTTTGTTGATGATGTAACACATAAAAAAGACAAAGAAGACTGTGATGAAGGATTTGACCCAGAATCATATGACAAAGAAATTGAATATGAATTTACTGGTGACGACGGTGAACCAGGATATGGACATGTACAATGTCATGTTAACGTAGTTGATGGTCGTCCAGTAGTAGATCCTACATCATTGAAAGCAACATGCAATGGTGATGGTAACAACAAACTAACAGATGAATGGTGCTCAGAAATGGTTGCTCCAGGTGGCTCAGAACATGAAGAAGCACTTAAAGCATGTCAAGAAGAATGCGATGACGAATGGGAATCAAGAGATGTTGACATACCAATGGACGAAGAACAATTAGAAGAAGGTCCTACACGTAAAGATTTCCAAATGGTAGCAGACTTACTTAAAAATATTGAAGACGAAGATAAGAAAGTAGAACTAGCAAATCATCATGCAGATATGTTTGCTAAACAAAATCCAAGATTTGATAAAGCAAGATTCTTATCAGCAGTTGGCTTAAATGAAGAACAAGTAGCAGAAGCATGTGGTGGCAAATATAAAAAAATGTCTGAAGATGATGTAGAAGAAGGCAACGAATTTTCAGGTGCTCTAGCACAGGCTAAGAAAGACGGTAAAAAAGAATTTGAAGTAGACGGTAAAACTTATAAGGTAGAAGAAAGCATGAACGAAGACATTAATGTTAGCATTAACGCTAGTGGCGAAGAAGATGCACTAAAACTTATGATGAAATTGGCTGGAGTACAAGCAGTAGCAGTACAACAAGAAGAAGCAATTGAAGAAGAACGTGAAGTGCAATATGATAATACTCCAGAAGAACAAGTGGCACCAGTAAGTGCCGCAGTCCCAAGTGGCACTGATTATCATAAGTCTAAAAAGCAAGATCCTGCAACTGCAAACAAAGCGGCTAATCCTTTAGCAGAAGATGAA